TTTATGTGACTATAAATTATAAGATTGCAATAATAACAGAATATCAACAGCAGCAGAACGATCTCCTAGCCCCATTTATCGCCCGGCCGGGACAGATTAACGCTTTCGCGATGACACGAAATGGACACTTATACGAAGCCTTTATAGACAGCGAGTTCACACACACCAATAACGTGTCAGACTTAGCTGAGGAAACTCGCCAATTTATGACTGAAATAAATGTTAAAGTATTGGGATATCTTATTGGTGAAGGCGAGAACGACGATCGAGAGCTTGTTAAAATAGAAGAAAGTGTAGTAGAAGTGACTTTCCCTAGGGAATCTATACCTCTTCCTGGAGATCCTTCATTTTTAGAAGATTAGTTCCTGATCAGGAGGCAAAATTATTTATCCTCTTGAAGCCTTTTGAAAATGCATAAACTATTTACTGATGATTGTACTAACAATTAGACTACTTTAACGAAGAGAGGGTTTTACGAAGATGTCTGTTAAAAACTTTAAATTTGTATCTCCTGGCGTATTTATCAACGAGATTGATAACTCATTTATCCCACGTACGCCAGATGCCATTGGTCCCGTAATTATCGGACGATCGGCAAAGGGACCAGCAATGCAGCCAACCAAGGTCGAGTCATTTAGTGACTTTGTTACCGTGTTTGGAGATACTGTGCCCGGACACCGCGGCGGTGACGTTTACCGCGAGGGTAATTACCAATCGCCGATGTACGGCACCTATGCCGCAAAGGCATTTTTGGCATCTAATGTCGCACCTCTTACTTACGTTCGACTTCTCGGACAGCAAAATGTCAACAAGCGCGCCACATCCGCAGCTAAGGCTGGATGGCAAACTGCCACCGCCCCGGTAGCCGGCGGCGGCGCTTACGGGCTGTTCCTGATCAAGTCTTCTAGTGTTACCGGCACCGGGCATGGAATCGTAGGCTCGGCAAATAATAATCTTGGAACGATGAATTGTGCCGCAATTTGGTATCTTGATAATGGAAGCATCCAATTGAGTGGCACGGTCTGGGGGTCAGCTGGTGCAACCGTAACTGCGTCTGCAGGCTGTCTTATTGAATCAGATGCAAACGGCAAATTCAAGGCAATGGTTGACGGAACGGCTCAGGGCACCCAAACCTTTACATTCAACTTTGATGACAATTCAGAAGACTATATTCGTAACCAGTTTAACACCAATCCCCAACTCATTGGCTCGGGCGACTACTACCCGACCTCCGCCGAGGTTGATTACTGGCTTGGAGAGACTTTCGAACAGGATGTCCGCGACAAGGGCGCCACCGGAGAAAAGTGTATTGGAATAATTCTAGCCATTGGTTCAGGATCGGTAGCTGCTCCAACCCTCGGTCCCCAAAAAATGAAGGGACAAGCTTCGAGAGAGGCTGTTGCTGGTTGGTTTATTGGACAGGATCTGGGGGTCGCTACAGCTTTCAAGCCAACGAAGACTCAAAAGCTTTTCCGCCTCAAAGGTCGCGGACACGGCGCATGGCTGAATAAGAATGTCAAGATCTCTATTGATAGAATCAAGCAGTCCACTACTACGACTTCTCCGTACGGAACCTTTTCGGTTTTACTCAGGAACATCAATGATACGGACAGCAATGTACAAATTATCGAAAGATTCGACAACCTTACACTCGATCCCACTTCTCCAAATTTTATCGCACGCAAGATCGGCGATAGATACAACAAGTGGGACAGCACCAACAGAACACTCAGGCAATATGGAGAGTATGACAACAAGTCCGACTTTATATATGTAGAGTTGGCCGATGATGTGGCTGCTGGCGCAACAGATGCTGCACTGCTCCCATTCGGCTATTATGGACCACCACGCTTTAATGGTCTCACAGATATGAGTTCTTCAACTCTCTCGACAGTGAAGCCATGGTCGATGCTCAAGGCAACCGCATCATATAATGGGTTTGCGCAACCAAGAGGAGCCTGGAAGCTCAAGATGACCGCACTGGCACTCGGCGGCGCCGGTACAACCGCATTTATCATGAAAGGGGCATACAGCTCGTCATATAGTGCCTTCAACATGTTGGCTTTTACGAGTTCTAACGGCACCGCGCGCGCCTATCGACTTATTCCACACCGCTCAAGTTCCGCAGGTATGGCAGCCCTCACCGCCAGCAATGGCTCGCTCTCTCCGTCAACTAAGCAGGTTTACTTCGCTTCGGGCTCCACGTCTGTAAGCACATTGGCTAACTTGAAGACTGCAATCAACTCTAGCAATGGTCACGGGACCAAGCTGATAGTAGATGTCAATGAGACTACACGCATTATGTCCATTCGCCAGAGAAAAGGCGGCAAAGCCGGGCTCACACCAGTTGTATCCGCATCGTTATCTAAACCGAACACAGACACACCCGCATCGGCAATCCTTGAGACTGTCCCCGGCTTCTCGGGTGTCCGCGGCACGCCATCAATGGTGCGCTTCAAATTCCAGACCCCAGCCCTTGGTCGCATGTCCGGATTATCCGGCGGCTTAAACGGAGATAAAACTCGGTCGAGCTTCACAGCATCGATGGTATTCCCATACGTCCCACTTCGCCTCTCGGCAAGTAACGGAGGACTCACAGATCCTACAAATGCATACTTTGGAATGCGCACCACGCGTACAACAACTTCTGATCAGAATTCTTATGGAATTTTTGATATGCACAGGCTCCTGTATTCTGGATTTCCAGATGATCCTACTTCTGGCGCAGATGCTGCCGGCAAGGGTGTCAAAGAATTCTCTTACATCTTCACGATGGATGACATTCGACGTACCAATACCACCGGCTCGTATTACTACCAATCCGGCTCTCGCAAAGCCGGCAATTCGGTCAGTGCTACCGACGTCACCGCCTCCTATCGGGCTCTTCTTGATGCCGGCTATGATCGATTCACCGCGCCCATGTGGGGCGGCTTCGATGGCTGGGATATCAACAAGCCAGATCCCGCAGCTAACTCGATTATGTCTACTTCGGATAATGAAGAGACTAACTATGTATTCAATACATATCGACAAGCGCTAGAGACCGTGGCAGATCCCGAGAAGATTGATATGAACTTGCTGGCGACACCTGGACTCACCAATGCGGCTTTGACAAGATTGTCGGTGGAGATGTGCGAAGATCGCGCAGATTCAATGGCACTTATCGATCTTCCCAATGTTTATACGCCTCCTCACGAGATATATCGAACAAGGGATAATCGCGCCAGTCGCAGCATCATCAACGCAGCCAATAACTTGCGTGATCGTCGCTTAGATTCATCTTATGGCGCCACCTTCTATCCTTGGGTCCAGACCCGAGACGCATTCACTGGGCAAAATCTGTGGGTACCGCCCACGGTAGCTATGATGGGTGTTCTTGGAAGCTCGGAGGCTAAGGATGCAGTCTGGTTTGCACCCGCAGGATTCAACCGCGGTGGCCTTTCAGACGGCGCTGCTGGAATCCCCATTACGAACGTAACAACGCGTCTTTCATCGAAAGACCGCGACACACTTTACGACGCGAGAATTAACCCAATCGCGTCCTTCCCTTCCACGGGAATCGTGGTCTTCGGACAAAAGACTCTTCAAGAGCGCCAAAGTGCGCTTGATAGAATCAACGTAAGAAGGCTTGTGATCTACCTTAAGAAGCAAATCTCCATTCTCTCAACACAAATCTTGTTTGAGCAGAACGTCCAATCGACATGGGATCGCTTCAAGGGTTTGGTAGAGCCTTTCCTTGCTAATGTCAAGACATTGTACGGTATTTCCGAATATCGCCTGATTCTAGATGAGAGCACAACCACTCCGGATCTAATCGATCAAAACATCATGTATGCGAAGATTATGATTAAGCCGGCGAGAGCAATAGAATTTATTGCGATCGACTTCGTCATTGCTTCGACTGGAGCATCTTTTGACGACTAATTTTCAGCTTGACTACTAGTTAATTCATTAAGGGAGAAAAATAACAATGCCATTCTGGTCAACAGACTTCCAACAGGACGTCACCTTAAAAGATCCAAAGAGAGCCTTTAGGTTTACTGTGTCTATTATGGGTATCAATACCCAGAGTGGAGGTCCCGTGCTGTGGTATGCGACTTCCGTTACAAAGCCATCATTTACGATTGCTGCGACTGATCATGCGTTTCTAAACCATACTTTTAAGTATCCCTCCACTGTCAAGTGGGATCCGGTTACAATTAAAATGGTTGATCCCGCCGGCGACCCAGATGTCGCGGCAACCCTTTCCGCGATTGTTGAAGCCAGCGGCTATACCCCCCCCACAAACGCTTCAACTGAAAATTTAACGAGCATGTCGAAAGCAAAAGCCGCCGGCGCACTGGGAAGAGTTCTTATCACTCAAATTGACTCAAACGGCTCCCCCATCGAGACATGGACACTGTGGAATGCATTTGTCAGCAAGCTCGAGTATGGCGGAGAGTTAAAGTACGGCGAAGAAGCCCTCACAGAGTACTCCATGGAGTTGACCTTTGATTGGGCTCGCGTAGACACCCTTGCTGGATCCTCTGCGACCGCACTCGGTGGAACAAGTTTCTATAATTCATGAAAATGCAATAATTTGAGAGGTGTATATTGTCAAGAAATAGAAGTCGGACAGGCGTAGAAAAAACAACGAAAGACGCTGATCCGCCCTTAAACCAACTAGCCGGAGAACAAGAGAGTTCATTCTCGTTCGTTATCCCGACTGAATTCGTTGATCTTCCGTCAGAAGGGAGACTTTACCCGGAGGGGCATGCACTTTGCAACGCCCCCCATATTGAAATAAAGCAAATGACAGCAAAAGAAGAGGATATTTTAACATCCCGCTCTTTGCTCAAGAAAGGGGTTGCTATCGATCGCCTTATTAAGAATGTTATTGTTAATAAATCAATTGATCCCGGGAGCCTATTGATTGGAGATCGAAATGCGCTTATTGTTGCATGCCGAGTCTCGGGTTATGGCAATCTTTATAAGACAAAGGTAAACTGCCCCGCGTGTTATGAATCACAGCAGTATGAGTTTGATCTCAATTTGGCTTCGATAAAAGCCCCGATAGCTGCAGAACAGGAAGACGGACAAACTTTTGATGTCACTGAAAATGAAAATGGCACTTTTGAAATAACTCTTCCACAAACAAAACTTGTTATTGGGTTGAGACTCCTGACCGGTCACGATGAACGCCGAATCAGTTCTTTGCTGGAGAGCGATCGTAAGAAGAAAGCCGACAGGATTGTTACCAGACAACTCGCCAACATTATTATTTCAGTCAATGGAAACGAGACAAACGAAGCGGTCAATTACGTATCTAATAATCTTCCTTCAGGAGATTCTAAGTACGTAAGAGAAGCATATAAATTTATTGCACCAAATCTAGACTTATCCCAACATTTCGCATGCGAGACTTGTGGTCATGAGCAGGATATGGAGGTTCCGCTTAACGCGGAGTTTTTTTGGCCTAACGCCTGATTATATGGAAGCTGTTTATGAACAGTTTTTCTTTCTAAAGTATTCTGGAGGGTGGTCGTTTAGCGAAGCCTATAATTTGCCTATTGGATTGAGAATGTGGTTCGCAGAACGCTTGATTAAACAATTAAAGATGGAAAAAGAAGCAATTGAAAATGCGCAAGCACAAAAAGGGTCAAGCGGCAGTTCGCGCCAGACACTAAATGCGTCCAATCAGCCTAAATCTCCCGATTTTTAAAACGCAGTTGATAAATTGTTTGATAACTATTTATTGTAATAAGGAATTTTATTTTGGCTGCAACCTTAGATGATATATATGGGGTATTAAAAGACTGTTGTGCCAAGCTCGGCACAAGCGCTCCAGGAGCCCCCGGCACAGGCGCCGGCGGTGCACCCGGTACAGGCGCCAGCGGAGCACCCGGCGCCGGCGCTGGAGGCTTAGCACAAGAGCTAGGAGGGGTGGAAGCCGCGGCAGGCAGCGTCAACCAACTTGAAAATGCGGTAAAGGAAGCACAAGCTGCTGTCGGAAATGCCAAGAAAGGCACTACAGAATATAACGACTCCCTCAAAAAATTAAGAAAAGCGCAAACGGAACTCAATAAGGAAGTAGGAAAAGGCACCAAAGGATTGGGCGGCTTTGGCAAGGCTTTAGGTAAAGCCGGCAAGGCGGCAAGTGCATTTGGGGGCTTTCTCAAGGTCGCCGGCGGTTTCATCCTCGATAAAGTAAAAGCGGTGCTGGATCTAACAAGTTCGCTAAGAGCAGCCGAACAGTCATTCCGAGCAACCACCGGCGCCTCTAAAGCCATGGCTGATAACATCGGGCAAGCTTATGATCAATTGCGTATATATGGAGTCAGCATCGGAGAAGCTGCAGCCGCAACGGATTCCCTATATGGTAGCGTATACGAATTCTCAACGATGTCAGGCAAACAACAGCAAGACTTGATTAAAACCGGTGCACTGCTGGCTGAAGTCGGTGTCGACACGGGAACATATGCATCCGGAATTGAGCAGGCAATGGTGGGAATGAGCATGTCTGGCGAAGAAGCTCGTCAGATGTTTATTGAGATGCGCGCAACTGCCATCGATCTGCAGATGCCGATTAAGGATCTTACGGGTTCCTTTGGCGGCATGGAAGAGGAACTAGCAAAGATCGGTAAAACGGGCTCGAAAACGTTCAAGGAATTAGCCAGAATATCAAAGATAACTCACCTTGAAATGAACAAAATTGTAAGTATTGTTGAGAAGTTCGACACTTTCGAAGGCGCCGCAGAGGCTGCCGGCTCTCTGAACGCAATGTTGGGCGGCAACTTTGTTAATTCCATGGATCTTATGATGGCGGAGGATCCTGCCGAGCGTTTCATGATGCTTCGAGACGCGCTAGACGCATCCGGACAATCATTTGAAAATATGGGTCGTTTCCAGAAAATTGCCATGGCACAAGCCATGGATGTGGACGTTGCAACGCTAGGCAAGATGATGAGCGGCAACATGGAAGACTTCCAAAAAGAAATGGGCAAAACCCCAGCTACTCTTGCGGCAGTA